CATTTGCACCGAAGTAAGCTGCAACTAATGCTGAGATTGCAACAAAATATGTAGGTGCAATCTCACCAATAATTTTTGCAGTACCTTCGTATCCTAACATTGACGTAACTAATATCCCTAATGGATATAACAACATACCCATCAATGCAAACCATGTCATCTTACGCATTGCATCTCTACGAGCATCTGCATCTTCTAGTTCTTTTCTTTTAAATTCCAAATCCATCTCCATTTCTTGTTTTGAAATGTGACCGTCACCATTTCTATCTTTGGCTGCGACCTCTGGGTCTACAGTTTTGATTTCTGCGTTCATCAGTATCCCCTCTTTTCTGACTCTCTTCGCAATCTTTCATTTTCTTCTTTTATGTAGTTATCTAACATTCCCACATAAATTTCCCTTTCCCACGGTATCATATTATCTAATTCACTCAAACTATAATTAAAATGTTGCATCATAGTAAAGTTTGACTGATAATAATTACCAAGACTGTCATGAGAAAGGGCTACTCTAAAAAACTTTGTAATCCTTCAATTTCAATTTCACTTTCTACTTCAGTCTTAGGATTTTTCACTTTTACTTTATGAGATAATTTTGGTGTTCCCTCATAAAATTGTTGTATTTTTTCAAACTGTTCAGAGTTTAATGAATCAATAAAATCAGATAATTCTTCTTTTGTAAAGTCCTCATATACATTATCTTTATCATATATATTTTTTGTTGTTGATGCGATAACATCAAAAGTAAGTTTGACTGCTGATGCATCTGTATCAATACCCATGAGGTCTTTTACTTTAGGATATGTTAACGTAATACCAATATCATCAGTCAATTGTATTGTCTCTTCCTTTTTAGGTTCACCTTTTAATTTTACTTCATTTAAATCTACTTCAGTCATGACCCTAGTTTTTTCATCATCTGGACATAACAAATTTAGAGTTACTTTATCACCTACTGATTTACCTCTTATCTTTAGAAAAATATATTCCATGTCATAAGTTGGTAAATCCTCTGGTTTTCTTATCGCACCAAAGGTACAAGTTTTAACAATATCACTAGTTGCTTTAATCAAGTCAGATGATTTGTTTGTTTCTTGTGCCATCATCAATATTTTTTGTTCCTTGACTAAAAAAGGTCTGTAAGAAATCTTTTGTTTAGTCGAGGGTAAATTCAACTCATACGTTGGATTATTGAGTTGTGGTAAAGCCATATTATAATCTCCTATCTAATACTAAAATAATCGCCTAATTACTTGTGGAACTTTTATCTGTAATTGTCTTGCAACTGAATTTTTAATTAAGTCTGACAATGTGCTTTCTGCTGGTGGTTTACTTGAAACCGACTCAGATGCCAAGTTCCTAAAATATCTATATTTAAATCCTACTGTAAATGTGTTGACGGTAGACACTTTTTCGTGACTAAATGCAACTGCACCAATTGTATCTGGAAATGCCTCTTCTAGTCTAACACCGAATGTTCTTTCATCTTGTTCATTTAAAGCAAATATATCAACACTTCCAATATATTCTTTATAATAATTTATATTATATGTTTCTGGATTATATGTGCATTTTTGCCATTCTTCAAAAAAGTATCTCTCACCCAAATCTGTACCAAGATAAAATGTTGCTTGTACTGCACCATAAGTTTGTCCTTGAACTATTTCATGAGTTGGGCCATAGATATTAGAATTAACCACACCCCTTAAACTTCTATCTGGAATAGATATGTTACTACAACGAAATGATATACGTCTTGCAACTTCAGAACCTAAATTTGAAGTAACATTTGTTGCAGATTTTCCAGCACCATCATCTCCAGATGCAGATTCACCAGATGCACCAGATGGTAATCCTATGACAACTTCATAACGGTTACCTTTTTGAAAACCCTCATCAGATGCGTTGTGTCTTAAAAAAGAATTAAGACTACTAAATACAGAACTTCCAAGTAAACTATTGAAATCTAATTTTGCCATTAAATCATTTTCCTTGAATCACCCCAAACTCTTGACTCTGAAGCTTTCTTAAATCTTTGTACTGGTAACATAATCGCAGTCAAATTATCTTCCTCATCTATTTTCCTAAACATTGACCTTGTAAAACCAAACAAATATCTCTTAATTGTTGGTTTAGTAAGTGGACTTTTTTCTACTGCACTAACACTTAATTTATTTTGTCCAGCTGCATCAAGAAGTCTTGCTCTTAATGCATATGGTAAATAGTGAAAGTTCAAACCATAAAATCCACCTTCTGCACCTTTCAAATACATTATTAAAGGAAATGTATCGTAATATGGTAATGTCTTTGCAAACTTGGGCGAATACACAAACATATTTAGGTGTTTAGGGTGAGGTCTGTTATTGAGTTTACCAGAGCGTAATAGTTCTGGAACAGACGGTGTTCCAAGTTCTTTTATTCGATTACGATACCATGTAAAAGGTTCGTTACCAGTTTTTATCTGTGCAGATATTTGGTCAAAATAAGTTTCTGCCATTATGTCCAACCCATCGCCATCTTAGTTTCCTCTGGCACCATGTCCATACTAAAAGGTGGTTGAAAAGTACAATTTGCGATACTTTCTTTTATACCATCAACAAGACCAGCTTTTTGTATTTCTTGATTTATTTCATCTGCCATTGGACAAAATGCACTTGTAAGAGTGTGTGTTATTTTCACTACGGTATTATCTTCTAATATCTCTATATCATATATCAGACCTAAATGTATAACAGAAATACTAGGCATCTCTGGGTCATAAACTTGTTCTAAGTTTTTGACAACTTGTGCCATTATTTGATTTTTTCTTTTATTCATATGGTTATTTATACCTTCAATTCATCTTCTGTTAAGATTATGAATTCCATATTTCTATCTTTGCAAAACTCTATTGCATTTTTCCATTTTGCATCATTGATAGCCCAGTTTCTTACTTCATTCAAATATCTTTTAGTTTTTCTTTTTGGTAGTCTAGGAGGTCTAGTTTGTACTTTAGGTTTTACTTCTACAACCCACTTTTTATTACCAGTTGGTGTTTGAACTTTTACATAGAAGTCTGGAAAGTATCTATGTATCTTTCCATCTAGTGGAGAACGATAGGGTACAAAAAACTCTTCAGAACCCCACTCTAATATTTTTTCATTTCTATCACAATAAACCATAAACTTTCTTTCCCACAAAGAACGATAAATAATATTAGAGGGGTCGCCTTTGTATTTTTTTGGGTTTGTTGGATAGTATCTACCACGATATGCCATCATTATCACCTATATAACTATAAGGATATTTAGTAAGATGCGTGGATTTCTAAAAGAGATTAAAAGTACTGCAATAAATCGTGTTACTGGAAAGTTAAGTGGTGCATTAGGTAATTTAAGTTCATTGACAAATAAACTACCTAATGGTTTGGGTGGTGTTATTCAGTCAGGGTTTGCTGCAGCTCAACAAAACCCATTTCAAGGTGAAACTATAATTTATCCAGAGGACTTAGGAAGTCAAGGTCAAGGACACTATATTCAGTTTTTTATAAATGAACAACAACACGCTAACATAGCGTTTGGTGGAGGTGAAAAAATACAAAAACAAGAGATACCAGACCCAGACCCAATGGGAAATGTTGGTGGTGGTGGAACAAGAACAGTATTTAAAAAAGTTCCAAACACGATTAATTTTGCAGAAGGTGGTGATGCACCAGTAAATCAAAGAGGTGGTTCAACAATAAGTGTTAAAAGAGCACCTACCAAAAGATTAAATAGTTCAATATGTATGTATATGCCAGCACAAGTAAGTGTTGCTACTAAAGCAGATTATCAAGACCAAGACATTGGTGGTATTGCAAAAATATTAAGTACTCTTGGTACAACATTCACTTCATCTGGTTCATTTGAAACTGCATTAAACGCTGCAAAAGGAGATGTCAAACAAAGTTTACAACAAGTTGCAAAAGATGCTTTGAATACGTTTGCTCCTGGCGCTAAAGCACTTGCAGAAATTCAAGCAGGGAAAGTTTTTAGTAACAGAATGGAAACTGTATTCAGAGGTCTAAGTAAAAGAAGTTTTCAGTATCAATTTACAATGATGCCAAAGTCAGAAGCAGAAGCACAGTCAGTTAGAAAAATAGTAAATATGTTTAGATTCTATATGTCACCTAGTTTTGAGGGTGCAGCCAATACATCAAGAGTATTTGTTGTACCAGCGACATTTGATATTGAATATAGGATTACTGGAAAACAACAAGAAAATTTGTTTCTTAATAAAATATCGACTTGTGTTTTAACAAGTTGTGATGTTAGTTATGGTGGTGAAAGAACCACATTCTTTAGACCAACTGATGATGGAGCTCCACCAGTTCAAACATCTATGACATTACAATTCCAAGAGTTAGAACTTATCACAAGAGAACGAATAGCAGCAGGATTCTAATATGTCTTATTTTGAAATACTACCAAAAATATATTACGATAGTAAAGGTGATGGTAAGTTTGACTTACTAACAAACATCATGACTCGTGTAAAGTTAAGAGATGATGTTAGGAATGATATATTTGCATATGACTACTATGATGTTCAAGATGGTGAAACACCAGAGATGATTGCTCATAAGTATTATAATGACCCAGAACTACATTGGACAATATTAATTGCAAACAATATAACTGATTATTATAGTGAATGGCCAAAGAGTGTACAAAGGTTTGAAGAATTTGTAAATGACAAATATGATAATCCAGCTGGAATACATCATTATGAAATTAACGCAACATCTGGTGATACAACAAAAACTATAGATGTAGGTTTAAATACAACCGATTATCCAAGTGCAACTATTGTATCAAATTACACATATGAAAATAGAATACAAGATAAGATTAGAAGAATAAGACTCATTAAACCAGAATTTATAGGTCAATTTGTTGATGAGTTTGAAGAAAAAGTAGATGAGGTCTTATAATGTCAGTTGGTAATCAGTATGCTGGTGAATATGATATCAAAAAATGCAGTATAATGTCAACAAAAGGTATAGAGTTTGACATTAAGAATATTATAGAAAACATTAGTATATTTGAAAATATATTTACTGAAACTATTTCTGGTATTATTACTATAAACGATACTACAGACGTAGTTAATAACGCACCAATACTTGGTGAAGAAAAATTAAAACTTCTTATTCAAACACCACAAAAAAAGAAAAATGCAACCACTACAATTGATTTTACAAAAACACCACTAGATTTATATAAGATAGGTAACTTTATAGGTGAGTCTGAAAACTCTACTGTAGTGACACTTCACTTTACTTCTCAAGAAGCTTATCGTAATGCGAGAGTAAAAATATCTAAAGCATATCGTGGTTCATGTTCAGATATTCTAGAAAAGATATTTAGAGATGAATCTTATATTGGTTCTAAAAGACCAATTAATATAGAACAAACAACTGGATTAAAAAAGTTTATATTTCCAAACATAACTCCATTTTCTTGTTTTAGTATGTTATCAAAACAATCTAATTCTAAGAATAATAAATTATCACCATCATATCTTTTTTATGAAACTACTAAAGGTTTTAATTATAGGACTATTGATGGTTTATGTTCACAAGAGCCAGTGTTTGATTACGAAGAAAATGTACCAGACCAAATAGAAAAAAGTGGTGCAAAAAATATAGTAAATAATTTACAAACAATCACAGAATTTAATGTTGTATCTCCTAGAGATACAATTAAGAATACAATGAATGGTGTATTTTCATCAAATATGACTGTGCATGATATTTACAATAAATCAATATTTAATTACTCATATAATTATTTTAATAATTTTGATGAGGATACACACTTAAATAAAGCACCAATGGTATCTAAATCAAAAGATATTCACAATAATAAAGGTATAGGAGATTTTTCTACATCTAAAAAGTATGTAACTATTTCATCATCTGGTCAAAACTTTGAAGAACTTGGTAAGTATAATTACAAATATGATAACTTAGAAAATATTGTTATGAGAAGAAATTCAAGAATGAAACAGTTACAAAACTCTTTTACACTAAATATGACTGTATATGGTAACACCTTTATCAAAGCTGGTGATACTATAAATGTTACCATTGGAGCATCTTCATCTGTGACTAGTAGAAAAAATGACCCAAATTATAGTGGTAAATATCTTATCACAAAAATCAGACACGAATTTAACAACTCTGGAGAGGAGCAAACACATATGATGTATATGTCATGCATCAAAGAAAGTGTGTCAACTGAAATACCTAGTGGTACAGTTGATTATTCAAACAAATTGAAACCAGAGTCAATATCACTTTAGAAAGGAGCAACTCAAACTTCGTTATGACAACAATCAATCAAGAGGAATGACTATGACAAGTAAAACAAAAATCAAACTAAAGAAATTTATTAACTTACAAAGACAAGAGAGAACGATTGAACCAATGACTGAAGAAGAGATAAATACGATTAAAGAGTTGTATCGAGACAAATATGAAAACATTTTTACAAATACAAGAGGGAGTTTACGACCCCAACATATTTAACGCAATTTTCTTAGCAGGGGGGCCAGGGTCTGGTAAGTCTTACGTTGTAAAACGAAGTACTGGTGGTCTTGGTTTAAAGGTACTTAATTCTGATGATATCTATGAAAAAGAGTTAGAGAAAGCAGGACTTGATATTGGTAAACCAGAAGATATCTTTTCTGATGAAGGTCAAGAACTGCGTGTAAAAGCAAAACGATTAACTAAAGGTAGACAAATGAGTTGGGTTGCTGGTAGACTTGGTATTATTATTGATGGTACTGGAAAAGACCTAAACAAGATTGGTGGACAGAAAAAGTTACTAGATGCACTTGGTTATGAAACCATGATGATATTTGTTAATACTTCACTTGATACTGCACAAGAACGTAACATGGAAAGAAAAAGAAAACTTCCACCCAAAGCAGTTGAATCAATGTGGAATAATGTACAAAAAAATATTGGTGGATTCCAAAATATGTTTGGTTCTAAGAACTTTATCATTGTAGATAATAATGATGCTGGTGAAGATATATTTGCAAAAGTATACAAACGTATTCGTGGTATTGTTGTAAAGAAACCTACTAAGGTAATTGCTAAAAGATGGATTAAAAATGAACTTCTAAAGAAATCCAAAGCTGGTGGTGTATATAAAGGTAGAATAAAAACTACTAGTCAAAAATTTAGACAAAAACGATTAGACGTTACTGATACTGGAAATGTAAGTTAAACTGCAAAACTTTCGCCACAACCACATGATGCAGTTGCATTAGGATTTATAACTTTTAGATAAGAACCACCAAGTTCCGTGATATAATCTATAGTGCAACCAGCAACAAACATCTCTGCCATAGGGTCTAGGACTAAACAATCTTCGTATGGTTTACTCCAATTAACATTTGGCCAATTCTTTTTATAATCCCATACATAAGTAAATCCAGAACAACCACCACCTTGTACACCAAGTGTAACGTAATCGTCTTTTTGTATACCTTTAAGATATTCTATTGCATTTTCTGTTAACCGAATCACTTGCGAATCACCTTTCATTTATAATATTTATATGAAAAATACACTTAAAAAAATCTAATAAAAACAATGACTTAAAAAATGACTTGACTTTGTTATCAAAACAATGTTATATTATATATGTAATCAAGAGAAAGAGAGAAAAATATGAAATTTGCAAAAAACATCAAAGAAATCAAGTTCAACAAAGTAACCATGTATGGTGAGGAAATTGAACTTTCTGAACCAATCGTGATGGCTTCTGCCGCTGGTTGGTATGTTGGTAAGATTTGTAAGGAAGATGGTTTTGTCCAACCTTACGATAGGTTCACAGAGTATATGACTCAAGAGGATGCACAAAAGTGTCTTGACACACCTATTGATGAGGGTGGATTTAATGAAAATTATGGAGTAGTTGAAAGGGAGTTTGGTTAATATGACATATAAATTAAATAATTTAGAAGTAACAGATGTTGAGGTTGATGGTATTGATATGAAAGACTATCCAGACTTTGTTGATGCTTATATAGATTC